GCAGAGGAAAGAGTTTGAAGCGCACCAACAAGCAATCTTACAAGAGCGTGCTACCTACGCCGATTTGCTTGGGAAGTTACAAAATCACTTGCTCATTGAAGAGCAAGGTGTGGAGCCAAACTGGGATGCTCTGTTTGAAGAGAATCCAGTTCAGGCAAGCAAGCAGAAGTATCTGTACGAGAAACAAAGCAAGGCGAGAAAAGACCAGCTTGGTCGAATCGCCTCTGAGCAAAACCGATTGTCGCAAGAGCTACAAGCGGAGCAAACGAGGGTTTTGCAAGCGTTGATCGTTGAAGAGAAAGGCAAAGTCAGGGATCTCATACCTGAGTGGTCTGATGATAAGTCTTTTGAGAGAGGTTCTTCTGAGCTGCGTGAGTGGCTTATCGATTTTGGATTAGAGGAAGCTGAGATCAACTCGTTGGTCAAGGCTAAGCATGTAGAGCTCGCTGAAATGGCGCGTAGATATGCGACGGGTAAGGCTCGAACAAAAGCCCAGCCTAAGCAGAAGCGCACCGTTAAAGCAGGATCTGCAGGCCGCTCTACTCGTAAACGTTCCCAAACAAAGATCGCACAAGCACAAGGACAGAGATTGCAAAAAACAGGCCGCCTCCAAGATGCGGTCGAACTAGCAAAGCTTCTTGATCTTTAGGGAATTTAACTATGAGTATCGTATCAAACACGTTTACCCGTTATAGCGCGGTAGGCATCCGAGAGGAATTAGCCGATGTGGTTTTCAACATATCGCCCCAAGAAACTCCTCTTGTTTCTAACATTGGTAGTGACAGCGTATCTAACACTTTTTATGAGTGGAGCCAAGATGAGCTTGCGGCAGCGGCTGCAAATGCTCAGATAGATGGTGATGACCTAGCGTCATTTACTGCTGTGACCCCGACAGTACGAATCGGAAATTACACCCAGATCATGCGTAAGGATTTCATCATCGCATCGAACATGGAAGTAATTGATTCGGCTGGCAACGCAAACCGCCGAGCCTACTTACTCGTTAAGGCAGGCAACGAGCTGAAGCGAGATATTGAATTTAATATCTGTGGTGTAAACCAAGCAGCTGCAGCTGGTTCAACCAGCGCAGCGCGTAAGGGTGCATCTCTTTCCGCTTACATCAAAACAAACACCAGCAAAGGTACTGGCGGTGCTGATCCGACCACTTCTGGCGGCGTCGTAAACGCAGCTCGTACCGATGGCACTCAGCGTGCATTCACTGAAGCAATGTTAAAGACAGTGTTGCAGTCCGTTTATACGGAAGGTGGCAGCCCTGACATGTTGATGGTTGGCCCATACAACAAGACTGTCGTTTCAGGCTTCGCTGGTATCGCAGCACAACGCTACATGGCTCCTTCAGATGGCCCTACCACTATTGTTGGGGCGGCTGATGTGTACATGAGCGACTTCGGAACAGTGAACATTGTTCCTAACCGCTTCCAGCGTGAGCGCGATGCGTATGTTGTAGATCCTGATCTGTTGTCACTTGCTGTTCTGCGAAATATCCAGAACGTTGAGTTGGCTAAGACTGGTGACGCGCATAAAGAAATGGTCATTTTTGAAGGTTCGCTGCGATGCGACCAAGAAAAGGGCTTAGGCATTATCGCTGACCTTTCAGCTTCCTAATCTAACGGGATCGGCATGACAGAGTTTAAGAAACAGCTTTCTTATGACCCTTTAACTAAGACTGAGACGATATACGGTTTTGAAGAGTCTACGAGTGGTCGCAGGTCGGATGACAAGGTAGTCATCCAGACCAAGACCGACGTAACGGACATCGTTAAAGCCAATAAACGACAGTTTAACGAGGTTGATAAACATCACTCGTGGGGTCAGGGGCTGGGAACTAAGGTCGCGTCGATCCCGCTTAGTTTGCTTCACGAGTTGAGGCAAAAAGGGATTGTGCAGGATCAAAAGAAATTTAAGAAATGGCTTAACGATCCTGAAAACCGAGCATTTCGTACAAGGGGTGGAAAGGTTTAGTGGCAATTACGAATTACAGTGAGTTGAAGTCTTCTATTGCTGATTGGTTGAATCGAGACGATTTAACTTCAGTAATACCTGACTTTATTGCTCTCGCTGAAGCGCAGTTCAATAGATCGATTAGACATCGTTCTATGGTTACGCGCAGCACTGCGAGCATAGACTCACGGTTTTCCGCCACGCCTGGTGATTGGATGCAGACCGTTCAGTTAATACTGGATACTGACCCAATCCAACCCCTTGACTACGTAACGATTGAAACAATCAACGAGAAGCGAGCAGCATCCAGTGCTGTCTCGCGTCCTCGTTACTTTGCCCATGTGGGCACAGAGATAGAAGTATACCCGTCACCGGACACTACCTATACGGCAGAGCTGATCTACTACGCTAAGTTAGCTGCTTTATCAGATAGCAATACAAGTAACTGGTTACTTTCTCTTTCCCCTGACATCTATCTGTATGGGTCACTGATCCAAGCAACGCCTTACTTACGTGATGACGAGCGCCTGCCAACGATTGCAAGTCTTTATAACCGCATGGTTGAAGACATGAACATTAGTAATCAAAGGACTAGAGGCCAGACATCTTCAAAAATGAAGATTCCTGCCTTTGGTTAATCTAACAGGACAATTTAGATGGCAGGTTTTAGTGACTATCTTGAGAACAAGTTGCTCGCGCACACGTTCTCTAATACGGCGTATACAAGCCCTTCTACCGTTTATTTAGCTCTCTACACGACTGCCCCAACAGACGCGGGCGGCGGTACCGAGCTCAGCGGCAGCGCATACGCACGGCAAAGCTGTGCATTCACAACGACTGGCGCACAAGCAACAAATAGCTCAGCAGTAGAGTGGCCCACGGCCACAGGCTCGTGGGGCACGATTGTAGCTGTTGGCGTGTTCGACTCATCATCAGGTTCCACCAACCTGTTAGCGTGGAACAATCTTAGCGCAAGCAAGACCATCAGCACGGGCGATGTCTTCCGCATAAATGCGGGCGATCTGGACATTGACCTAGACTAGATGAGCCAAGGTTACGGCAATGGCAGTTACAACTCTGGCAAGTGGAACGTATGGAGCTATAAAGATGGCGCTTCAACGATCACTGCCACGGGTGCGCTCGCTTGCGCTGGCACTCGCGTTCAGAACGCGGCAGCTGCCATCACGGCTTCTGCGAGCGTTAGTGCTGCTGCTAATCGCGTTGTTTTTGCTACTAGCACAATTACAGCAGCTTCTACCTTGGCGGCAACAGCGGCTAGGGTACAGAGCGCATCTGCATCAATCACAGCAGCGAGCAGCGTCTCAGCGTCAGCCGTCACGGTTGTGGATGCGAGTGCTGCGATTACTGCGTCGTCTGCTGTCACCGCTGCGGGACATCGCCTCGCAGCTGGCGCATCAACAATCACAGCCTCGTCGTCTGTTAGCGCAGCTGGCGAGCGAGTCGCAGTGGCAGGCACAACGATCTCTGGATCGTCTAGCACGTCTGCATCAGCGGCTCGTATCGCTGAAGCGGCGAGCGCGATCAGTGCTGCAGGCAGCGTCAGCGCAGTTGGCGAGCGTGTCGCGGATGCTGCCGCAAGCATTGCGGCAAGCAGCAGCGTCGCTGCATCTGCGCAAATTATCGTCGCGGCATCTGCAACGATCACAGCAACATCAACCGTCACGATCATCGGCGGCGAGTATCACTTTGGCGCTGCGACAATCGCGGCGACTTCTAGCGTCAGCGTATCAGGCCGTGAGAAATGGGAGCCTGAGAGCAACGCATCAACGACCTACACCCAGCAGCCAGCGGCCAGCACCAGCTACACCCCAGCATCAGCTGCATCTACTTCATTCACTGCGGCAAGCAGTGCAAGCACTGATTTCACCGAGCAACCAGCTGCATCGACTAACTGGCAAGAGGCGGCATAGGAATTAACAATGGCAGACTTATTCGACGCGAGACTCAAAATGCGGCTCCAGGAGAGCGGCGGCAACTCAGGCCAATGGGGCACGCTACTTAACCAGACCGTTACCAACATTGCATCGGTATTCGGATTCGGCACGCATCAGCTTACTTCGGATGCAAACGCCACCCTCACGCTTTCAGACGATGGCGCGTCCATAGACGCGCTGAAGTCTAGTTATCTCAAGATCACCAGCAGCGTATCGCTGACTGCGACACGCACGCTCACGTTTGCACCCAACACCTTTAATCAGGTGAAGTACATAGAGAATGCCACGACAGGCTCACAGTCGCTGGTCATCAAGCAGGGATCAGGGGCTACGGTAACTGTGGCGTCTGGGAAGACAGCGGTTCTTTATTTCACTGGGTCGGGATCTGGCGCGGCTGTGGTTGACGCATTGGCAGGTGTTGATCCTGGCGTTACCGATACGCTCGCAGAAGTGCTGGCTGCGGGTAACGCAACGGGCGGGACTGACATTGCGGTAGGCACTGGTGATGACGTTACGTTTGCGGACTCAAGTAAGGCCATCTTTGGCGCTGGCTCTGACTTGCAGATTTATCACGACGGGTCTAATAACGTAATCAACCAACAAAACAACCACAGTCTCAGAATCGCCTTTGCTGGAGGCAATCAGTGGGAATTTCATCAAAGCGGCCTTTTCAAAGGCAATGATGGCAAAAAAGTAATCTTAGGGAATAGTTCTGATCTACAGCTATATCACGATGGGTCAAACAGTTACATTGACAACACCACAGGGTTTCTAAATTTCCGAACTGGCGGTTCACCAACGACCGCCATGACAATTGATTCATCGCAACGTGTGGGCATCGGGACTACGCCTTCTGAAGTTCTGCACGTTGTTGACTCCAACCCGACCTTGACAGTTTCTTCAAGCAGCGTTGACCAAGCTGTTAGATTAGAACTTTATGAGCAGAAAAACGGCAGCGCAGATTTAGGCGGCTTTTTTGAATACTCAGGTGCGTCTGCAAATGCGTTACTCATTGGAACAACGCTCAACAGCACTGATACCACGCACCTCTATTTACCACGGGACGGTAGCGGCTCCGTACAAGCAAGACGGGCAAGAAGCAATACAGCAGGAGCGGTTGCTCTAAGTGTACAGCCTTCAGACAGCACAATTCATTATGGCTTTCGCATCGACTCATCAACCAACTCTTTTAATCTAGATAGGGTCGACTCAGCAGCGCAATTACTTACAGTAAGTTCAACAGGCAACGTGGGCATCGGTACTAGCAGCCCCCAAGCACTAATTGATTTAACAGTTTCTCAAGCAAAAACGTCTACAGGGGGTGCAGCTTTTGCTCAATTGGGTAAAACCAATGAATCAAGCGGCTATGCCGCCCTACAATGTGAAGTTAAAGGTG